GCACCGCACAAGGATAAAAAAAGGAAGGTTGTCAACAAGCGTTTCATGTTTCACCTGTGGTAAGGCAGGCCAGGAGTTCAACCCGACCTGCCCGTTGGTTTACTGATTTACTTTTTGCCGATAGCTATTCCGGTGTACAGAACATCTGCGTCACCCGTAACTTCGCAATCGGTAGTCGTCCAATCGGCTTGAGCGGCGTATATACGGTTAGTCTCGCTGCCGGGATCTTCCGCATACTGCACCACGACCGCAATCGGGGCTTCCGAAAACGCGGAATCAAATGTGTAGGTGTGAGTTCCGGACGAAAGCGTACCCGTCCATCCCACCACGACATAAGAATCGGTGTTATCGGGGCCTAGAATTGCGTAGCGATCTTCATCTGCCAGTTCTTGCACTTCATCATCTTGAGCCTGAATATCTACACCAACAATACTCTCGCGAGGCAGGATGTTGATGGCAACTTTGATGTAATCACCAACATTGCCACCATCCGAATCCTCGAAGCATACGCCGATGTATGTATCAGCCGTCGCTGTATCAGTGACTTGCGTATCAGAACTGCGATACAGCGGTGTATCCTGATCAATCGAATTGATCACCGCTTTCTCAAGTTCCCACACACCGTCCACCGCGACCGAACCGCTGTCACCATTGTCTATGTCGACCAACGCAATACCATAACGGCCGCCAAGGTCAACTATCTCACCAGCTTCAATATCCGAGCTGGCTTCATAGTACACAACGCTTCCATCGCTGACCTTGTTCTGCGCGCCGAAAGCCGACGCAACGAGCAAGGCCATGCTCATTATCAATATCATCTTTTTCATAGCTTCATTCTCCTTTTTTGTGTTATTGCCTTGTTCTATCACGCCCCGCTTTCACGCACCGCGCCGACATAATCAACTGCCGCCGCACCGCAATCCAGCCTTATAAGCCACTTGCGCCCGTCTCTGTCGGTCTGGTTTTTCTCTTCCATGTAGGGCTGTTTGTTGCCCTGCAAGAAAGCGATTTCCACAACCGGAGCAAGCCTCGGATCGGCGAACAAGAAATGCTTCTCATCCCCAGCGACCTGAATGTTTTGGTCAGATACCACAGTCAACCCCATATTCTTGAACGGGTTATCTACCTGCGAGTTTTCCTGCGAAGCATCCGTCGAGCTTGACACTACCTGACGTGCATAATACTCGCCATCCGCATTCACAAGCCAGACTTTCGGCTTGAGATTCAGGTAACGCGCGCCGGCGGTTTCCGTGTCATGCTGAAGGCTGGTCTGCTTTGCCATCAACGACCGCATGTAACGCAAGGCTGCGACGGCGTGGGCAAGCGAATCCAATGCTCTGTCACTGTCTGAGCCCGTGTTGTTGTGCGCGGCAGAGAATAAATCCTCTGCGTCCGTCATTGCGGCGTTGTCGTTAAGAACAGCAATGCCTAGATCATTCGGCAACTGTCCGGCCTGCATACCCATCGAGAACAGAATCCGCGTAAATGCATCCAAGTCATCATTTATGATTCCCTGTCTGCTCATCGTCCACACACGCCCGTATGTTCCGAGCTGTATCGTCTCGCGGCTCTCCGTCACAGCAGTTTCAGTATACTTTCCGTTTTCAGCAACCAGCTTCAACTCTCCGACCTCGCCGAACTTCACACGTGAAGTCGACTTGAAGTCATTGAGCGAACCTGAATATGACCAGTATGGATACGTAACTTCCGCCACCCCATATCCAGCCAACAGCGACTTGTTAGCCGTGTTTTCAAGGATGTAAGGGAAGTCAGATGTTGAACCGCTTATAACCTCGCTGCCTCTCAACGCCAGATCAACGAGCTTCCGCTTATCGGACGGAATCTTGATGTTCGCGCGTCTCAGGCAGTCTTCAGCCAATCGCAACAGGCTCATTCCCTGGAACTCGTTCGCTCCATCGGCAGGCTTCTCTATTTCCACCTGACCAGCCCTGAGCAACAACCCATCAATAGCCGCGGAACGATAGCTATCAGCACCATCAAACACACGCTCAACCGACGTTGGAGGCGGGTTTTCTTTTTGCTTTTCAACCATTTTGTCCAAGACAGCCCGTTGGGATTCCTCAATGGTTTTGCCTTCTGCTATAAGCTCGTCAGCAAGTTCAGGCATTCCAGAACGCTTGCAAACGGTTCTTATCTCGGCGCAACGCTTCGCTTCTGCCCGCATCTCTGCACGTGCGGCCTCGCGAGCTTCCTCAACAAAATCCACCTTTTCAAGTTCCGGCTCTTTGCGCTGTTCTTTTTGCTCAACAGCTTTTATGCTGCGATTTTCATCTTCGACCTTCGCGGCCAAAGGCTCTTCACCCTCGGTCAATTCCGCGAACGTCCGCTCGTCAACTTCCAATACCGCGCCCGCATCAAACGAATTTCCGTCTGACGCTTTCCAAGCGCGGAGCAGTTTGAGTTTTTTATTCATTTCTCTTATCTCCTGTTGTTTTTGTTTTTTCGCTTGCACCTCTCTAACCATGCGCTCCAGACCGACAGACGGATCGGCGGGAACTGGAGTCAGCGAGGCTTCCAGCGCATCCCACTTTGTCGCAACCCACGCAGGCCCGACAACATCTTGGTAGCTTTCTGTATTGTCCCGTAAATAAATCCATTCCTTGACGCTGTAACCAACCGAAACGCCGCGTAACGTTTTGTCCTCCAAAGCTTCCTTTTTGGATTCCAGTGCGCCCTCGGTAGTTCCCCATCGCATCGCCAACACTCCGCGCCGCTTGTCGTCAATCCACGTTTTGACCGGCACTCCGACAATCTGGTTCGGATCGTGGTTTTTCAAGATTGCGCCCACATTCATTAACCTTGAAAAATCGGCATTGCCTCCGCCGTGCAACAAGACTTCGTCTTCGCCAAGCACCCGAACAGGTAATTCAGACGAGAAAGAAAGCTGAGTCAACTTCTCGCCGTTTTCATCTACCTCCCTGAAATTGGCTTCCATCGCAAAACGATTTTGCTTCGGCTCTTTCGATATAACGCGGATAAACTCGCCGTCTTTTTTTATTTCAACGGCTGAAAAATTATCAAACTTGCGCTTTATCGCGCGTTGTGCGTCATCTGCTTTTTTTCGGTCAAACTTTTTACTCATAATCACCCCTGCTGTTCTTTTAGTAATTCCTGCGCTTCCGAATCAATTTCCGGCTGTTCTTCATCGTTCACGCCTTCCAAAACAAGTCCAAGATTTTCCGCCATGCGTTTTATCTTCGACGCTTTGAGTAATTGTCTGCGCCAATCTTTGCCAAGATAACCGCACTCATCAGCGAGTGTTGTTATGCCTGATTTCATTCTTGCTATTGCCGCGTCAATATCCTGTTTGGGGTTTATCCCCTGCATCCAGCCCGGCGGTAAAAATTCATGGCGCTCCCAGTATGTTGGGTTGTCAAAATATCCGGGAGCATTAACTGTCCCGGATAACACGGCTATTTTCAACCACCTGCGGAAAACAGGTGAGCACAACTTGCTCGCAACAAAAACTTGAAACGGCTTGAAAGCCTGATAGTCCATTTGTTGAGATAACCGCCCACCTGCGAATGTCTGGCCGCTTGTGTCCCGCGTCATGGCCGGGTATGATATGCCGCCTAAGGTCCCCGCGCCAATGCCTTTGAGTTGATATTTCGCGAACATGTCAAACGTGGTGCCGGGCTTCTGTGGACTCAATACATTTACTTTTGCGCCCTCGGGTAAATAGCCTATGATTCCAGGCTCTACCGTGGAAAGTGTATTACCATTTGCATCCGTTGCGTAACTTTCCTCCTCCTCCTGCAACGCCCCGCCGCCGCCCGTCCCGCCGTCCGGCATCTCTATCATCACAGCATCCGTCCACTCGTCCAGGTCAAAAAATTTCTGCATCACGACCGCAAGATGAGGGATTCCGCGCACCTGCTTAGGTCTAAGCCTCTTGAAAACGTGCAACATGTCGTTTGCACTTATACGCTTTGTCTTGCCGTATGCCTGCTGTAATCCCGCCTCTGTCGTGCCTGTCAAAACGTGATACGCTATCGGCCTGTAAGTCCGCTGGTCCAACTCCACGCCCATTACAACCGGATTCCCGTTTGACTCCGTTACAGACGTGTCCAATGATTCCGGCTCGATAAACATCAGCCGCAAAGGAACCCCGGAAAATGAATTATCTAACCCTAAATAAACAAAAACTTCGCCGTCTTCTATCAGCCGCCGCAAAAACAACTCCTGCACATCAAGAAAAGATTCCTCTAACAGTTCTGTTGACCTCACATCAGCGCGGGCCGACCAATCGTTGAAAATACTCTCCACATAATCATTCCAAGCATCGCGCTCTACCGTTTCAAGTATTTCATTGCCGTCTGGGTCTTTCGTCACAACCTTGCTTGCAACCCTGCACTGCAACGTCATTCCGGTTGCGATAATGTGCGATAAATAGGCGTTCATCATACCCATTGCATGACTGTTGTTCCTCAAAAGCCACCGCGACCGCGCCCGCATTGTCGGTAATTCCCGTGCGAGGATCTCGTTTATACCCTCGTTCGAACTCGACCAGTGTTCGTTCAAGCGTGTCGTGTCTGCTGATTTATACGCGGATCTCTTTAAGTGTTGGTTGATATACATGCTTGCCAAGCGGTTCTGACCGCGCTTGACCAGTTTCGCAGGATTAACCGCGCCAATGAACCTGTCAAACAATCCGATCTTCCCCGCGCCGTAAATTGTGTTGATGTTGCGTTGCTTCATGTGCTTAAACTCCCGAACCGGACGCGTTGGAAAATTGACTTGTTCGTGGCACGTTCCGCGGCATCGGCATCTTTGCGGGCCTGAAGCAGGTATCGCAAATCAGCGCGCGTGAACTCCTGGTCGCCCATTTTGTAGGATTGGCCGCCGT